AAGGATAGGGTCGGCGATGATATTCATCGAGGAATCGACCAGGCCAAACCACACCTTTGCCGATCTACCTTGATACGAGTCACCAAGCACGAGCGAAATCAGGTCGCTAGGAATACCAGAGAGAGACAGGGAAACGCTGGTCGACCTGATGTCGGCCGCCTCTGGGGAGTCCGAGAACCCGCCGAACTTTCCGACGCCTAGAAAACTGTTTCCTCCCCACGAAAGCGTGCCGATGCCGCTCCATGCGCGAACGTAGCCGCTTGAAAAGCTAAGTTCGCAAAGCAGAATTGGGCGCAGCACATTGGCCGCAACCGCCGTCTGCATGGCGCTAGTTATCCCGCCCCTCACGATAAAGCCTCCACGCAGGGTATGGTTATCCCCTGATAAATCTTGGTCGGATCTGCACTGAACGGAACCTCCGCCTTTAGCCTGAACAATCCAACCGTGTTGCTATACACAATTGCCGACCCGCTGGCGTAGGAGGCGCGCAGCTTTGGGAACACATCCACGGAGCCGGCGTTTACCTGTGTAACGAGGTGTAGAAAAGTTGACACCTGCAACCAGTCTCCTACCGCGAACGATCCACCTCCTCCGGAAATCGGAAGCGTCGTCGTGTTGGCAATCGCTCCGGATCCGACTGTCGGCGAACCCGAGATCGTGCCTTGTGGGGCGCGCCCGATCGAGTCGCCGAGACTGAATGTTCCCTCGCGACCGTTGAGCCCGCAGAGAAACGCTATCCACGGCGCAGCAGTTGCGCGCTTCATCGGCGGCAGCGTTATATCGGCTTCCCACCATTGCCCGGTGTACGCATAAACCTGCTGTTGCCCGGTGAAGGCCGACGCGTTAACGGCGACAACGCTCTTGGGCGTGAACTGGATTTTAGAAAATCCAAAGTTCGGAAGTGAAAGCGGGAATGATATGGCCATTTTGTTGTGTGTCGGTCAATGTCCGACTAGCGACCAAAGGCGCGCGACGGACCGCCGCCGCGGCGCATCGCGTCCGCAACGTCGCCCTTCACGCGCTGCGCGTGAAGGTCGAGAATCGGGGCGAGGTCGTTGCGCGTGACCCCGGATGTAATGTTGTAAATGACCGTGACACCGCCTCCGCCTCCACCAATAGAGGCGAGCGCGGAGTTTGGTACGATCGTTCCGGCTTGCTTTGGTATAAACAGCTCGGGGCCGTTCTCGCCGACGATTGATGGCGCGCCGAGCGGCGGATCGCCGCCGTCTGCGAATCCGGCAAGGCTGGCGAACGCCGGTAGCGCGTTATATCCACTAGATCCGCTAAACAGCGCGTTAAGCAGCGGATTTATGATTGAGAGTTTTATGAACGTCGAAATGATCTGCTGTTCGAGCGTCTTGAAAAAGTCGGCGAAGTTGGCTTTCCCGGTGACGACAAACTCGGCCATTTTGTCGGCCATGCCTTCCATTCCTTGAACGAACGTGTTGCGCATGATGGTTGCCGGCTCCTTTAGCTTCGCTAGTGCAACGCCCAACTCTTTTGTTTTTTCCGTCAACTCTTTGACCTTGGCGATTTCTTCCTCTGTCTGTTTTCCGCCGGTGGAGTCAGAGAGTATAGGCCCAACGCTCAAGTCGTCTTTAAGCGCGTGTATTTCTTCCCGCAGTCTCGCGACCCGCTCGGACGTGCTTTCGTGCGCGTGATCCACCTTACCCAGAGCCACGTCATACGCCGCCCACGCCGCTTCGCTTTCTTTGGTTAGCGCGTTCAGGCTTTTTTCCGCCTGGATTCTATCTTTCATTGCCTGCGTGAGCGCGTCCCACCTTTCTTGTTGGGTTCCTCCGCTCCCGTTGCCCTGCGTTTCCAGGGCGTTAGCCGCGGAAGAGAGGTAATCCGCAAGCTCGCCCTTGGACATAGACAGTTGCTTCGCCTGCTCCTGAAGCTTGGCCATTTCATCGTTGAACTTCGTTGCGGCGAACCGCGCCGCCTCGTCGTTCATGGACTTCATTGCGTCCGCCGCAGCATCCGCTCCGTAAACCGCCGATCCGAACGCGTACCCGATGCCAGACCCGAGATCCGAAAACCATCCGAGCGCCTTTGCGATGCCCTGCTTGAGAACGCTGTTGCTGCCCTCAAGCTCGTATTTCATTCGATTGATTGAATCGATCGTCTCCTGCGGGACGCCGGGGATGTTGTTAATGTTGGCGTAAACGTCCTTGATTTCACGCGCTGCCGCCATCGCGACGGTGCGAGCGCCAAGAAACGACGCGCCGATGCGCAACCCCGCTCGCTCCATGCTCGCCGTCATCTGTGATCCCGAGGCGGAGACCGACGCGAAAGCCGACCCCATCGACGCAGTTTCTTGGCGCAGCGTCGAGCCGGCGGTTTTAACGTCAGTCTGAAATTGCGCCGTGCGCGCGACGAAATCTACGAAGATTGATCCGATGGACGGCATGTTATTGTTTCAGGTGTTTCAGAATCTCGAACGCGTCGCCCATGTCTCGCGGCTCGGTGTCGGGCGTCATGAAGTCTTCGGGCGTGAACGGGAACGGCTTCTTTTCTTCGTTTCGGTTACAGTTGGCGAACGTGGCGCAGATGACAGCGAACCGGCGCGCGGCCTGTCGGTCAATGTCCGACCATTGCTCGGCGAGTAAATGAAGCTCGCGCGGCGTCATGGCCCAAAACTCCGCATCTGAGAGTCGTAGGTTGACGCGCGCAAATCTCCACGCCGATATAACAAGTTCGTTCACTGCGCGGGCGCATTTTCTTTCGCCTTTGGCAATGCCTCAGAGTACGCGTCCCTAATCGCGTCGCATATAGCTCCGAACTTATCCATGTTTTGCTCGATCAGCTCGCCGACTTTTTCGAGCGTTAGATTGTTGTCTTCATGGACCAGTGCCGCGTAAAGGACGCCGCGCGTCTTGATCGGTCCGAACGATCGCCAGAAACCCGGCGCATAGATATTGCTACCCGTAACGCGCTCGACTTCACAGACTGCGTTGAAGTCGAGGCGCAGATGACGCTCGCGGTCGAGCACGAGCGGAACTAATCGGCTGATTTTAGTCATGTGGATCAGGTCGGAGCGGTGAACGCGCCCGTGATTTCGATGTCGAATTTGGCCGTCAACTGCTTGTCAACCGGCTTAGACTCCGACCAGTTTTTGATGTTGGCCGTGAAGGTCGTTCCCGTGGTTTCGCCCACATTGACAACCTTGAACGGTGTCGTGATTCCGCCGAGCGCATTGGTGCGCACGAGCTGGTGCTGCGTATCGGTAGGAATGAAGTTGAGGTCAAACGAGTAGGTCACGACAACTTGCGTCGCGATCGACTCTTTGCCGAGCGCCGCGGTTGCGTGGTTAGTGGTCTCGACAAACGCCGCGGCGATTTTCGGGCCGTCGGACATCGTGAGTTGCTGAATTGCGTTGTAGGTTATCGTCCCGCTTCCGGTGCCGATGGAGAGGACTGTGCCCCTGCCGAATAGTGCTGCGCTCATGTTTGGTTATCCTTGTGGTTTATGTTTGGATGTTGATTTCCCACTCCACGATGGCGCGGAAAAGTCGTGTCTCCCGTTCGTAATTTGTCATCTGCTGACGGAAGTTGGCCCCTTGAAACGCAGTCGCGCCAACCGTGACTGGCGCGAGCGATTTCATTAGCGCGTTGATCGCGTCGCGCGCGGCGACCGCATCGGCGCGGGTCGTTGCGTAGGCGTCGAACTGATACGTGAACGGGCGCAGGCCGGTAGCGCCGCCGTGCGCGATTTCGAGTCCGCTGGTTATCTCCTTGTAAACGAGCGCGGGAAACACGCCGTTTTCGAGCATCGTGTCGGCAAACAGTCGCGCACCCACAACGGCGACCAGCGCGGACGACGTTTTTAGCAGAGAGCACAGATCGGATTCGATGCTCATGTAGTTCCGCGAAACGCGACTTTCTCGACCGCTATATCAATTTGGTTTTCCATCTCGGCTTGAAATGCGCCGACGGCGTTTTGCGCCTGCGCTTCGAGCGCGGGCCGCATGAACGGCGTTGCTTCGCGCTTACTCGTGCCGAATTCGACGAGCTTGATAATCCGCGTCGGCACTTCTCCAAAAACCTGCCCCTTGCGCGGTCCGCGCGAAATCGTGTCAATCTCGACGAAAATCTTGGACTGCGCTCCGATTCGGCAAACGAACGTGACGCCGTCGCGGAGTTTCTTGGCGAACGCCGTAAGCGAGTTTCGTAAAATGCCGTAACGAACCGGGCAGCGGTTGACCATGCCGGCCAGAATCGGCTCGCCTGCAATCTTCACGGCGCGCGAGATGGCGTGGTTGCGCACGGACTCCGGCAGCGCATCGAGCGCGCGCAGGGTGCCGTCAAGGCCGCCGATCTTCAATTCGACCGCGGCGCTCATTTTTTTACCGCGCCCCTTTCGGCAAAGATCACGGAATATTCCCTGCGCCCAAGTTCTGACGGCGCACCAACGACGCTGTAAATCACTCCGCGGTCATCAATCAAACGCTCGGTCCCGTCTAGCCCGGAGATATAGCGAACGGTCCATTGCGTGAACAGGGTGTCAATATGCTGGTCGGCTGCATACAATTCGCCGCGGCGTTTGGCGCTCGGAACATCTTTCTTGTTTGCCCACACCGTCGCGAATGTCGTCCAGACGGGAGGAAGCGAACCGTCCGCCGAAGGTGTCGGCGTCTGGCGTTGCAACTGAATGCGGCGGTCTAGCGAACCAACGGTCATGTTAGTCAAGCGGAAGCGGCTGCTTTTTCTTAAGCCGCTGATAAAGCGCGACCGACCCCGCAACGATGGCAACAATTGACGCTGCGATGCGCGTCAAGGTATCGAGGTTGTCAATCCACGATCCGGCGGCGGCCACGGATGATGTAACGGCGAGAATGTCAGCGACGACGTGTTTCATTGGGTATCGGTCAATGTCCGACGGTCGGTCAAAGCCAAGACGGCCCTTTTACGCCGCGCGGGATGCGCAGGACGAAACGAACAAAAGCTTTGATTGGGTTGTAAAAGTGAAGGCCAATAGTCCACGGCCACACGACGACCGACGGACCAATTATAACCGGGCGTCGGAAACGGCCGAATACGACGCGCACGGGTTTTCCGTCGGTCCGAGTCGCACATATAAACACGCGTGACGCCGATTGCGATTGGTCAGACCAGTCGTCGGCGAGAATGTCGGTTTTCGACAGTGCGGACGGCGTGAACGTGACGGCCGCACCGGGTGCAGTGGAGAACGACGATCCGCCTTTAACAACAAGTCCGGCTTGGTCGCCTGCATTCAACGCGAGTGTGCCGGCAACGACGACGCTTGACGAGTTGTTCACGTCGCATGCGTTTTCCTTTCCGCCTGTCGAACTACATTTGCCGGCGATGATAGCTCCGACTGCGGCGGAGAATTTTAAAACGTCCGCGTCACCAGGACGCGCTACAAAATCGCGGTCGGATACGAGCACGCCGTATCCGGTGAATGCTGCGGTGATGATGTCGGGTGTTATGGATTCGCTAGGCATGGTCAGCGAGTTTCTGCGAGCGAGTTGCGCGATACGCCATTGATTGTTTCGACGGTGCGGGCCGCGGTCAGTCCGAGCATACCTAGCAAAACTGTCATAAGGGCGGACGTGTCCAAAACGGGAAGCGCTGGCAACGTTATCTTCTGATACAGGCAAATGACGCCTAGCGCCCACGTGAGGAGAGGTTGGAGCACGAATTGCCACGCGAGCGCGAATCCGCAAATCCAGCCGATCGCGGGCCGCCATCCTGCAACGAATATCGACGAGCTTGCGGCCTCGGTTTTGTTTACGTCGATCTGCGCGGCCTGTGCGGCGAGCGCTGCCTCTGTGATTGCGTCTTTCGATTTCTGGATTTCTTCCTGAATTTCGAGAAGGGCTTTCTGTTTGTCGTCCGCGTTCGGAAAGAACCGCCCAAGTATTTTGTCGAGCGGGCCGTCTATAACACCAAGGACTGCGTCAACGATGGGGTTTATCATGGTGTGGTTTGTTTGGCCGTCGCTGCATGCTCATGTTCTTTGGCGTTGCCCCACATCACGGTGCCGACGCCGAGCGCAAGTCCGCTCGCGAGCGCGCCGAGCCCAACAAGGTCCGCAGGCGTGTGCTTGACGATTTCAAGCGCGGCGAGCCCGAACATTCCGGCGAGGTAAACGAACCCAATAAAGATTTTGCGGTAGCCGTTGGTTTTCATATTAGCGAAGTGTCGCTCGGTGTATGTGCGCCCGCGAAGTTGACGCCGCTAGCGCATCAGTCGTGACCGCCGTTGCGCTTGACGGCGTCGTGACGTTCGGCGTGCTGGCCGAATCCTCGGCCATGACCTTGACCTGGTAGGTCGTCGAAGACGATAGCCCGCTGAACGTGTAGCTAGCGCTCGATTGAAACGCGGTCCATGTCGCGCCGTTGTCGCTCGAAAAGGAATAAGTCGCCGGCGGCGTCGTGGCGTCAGTCGAAGTTGTCGCGGTGACGCTAATTGACGTTGCCGTGTGCGTCGGCGTGCCCGAGATGGTCGACGGGTTCGGGGTGGGTGCGGTCGCGTCGCTTCCGCTGGCGACATACTTGAAGGCGCCCAAATCAAACGGCGTGGTGCGCGTCAACCCGGCTTTGTCGGTCGTGAAGTAAGCCGATTGGTCCGAGCCGACGCCGATTGCCGGAGAGCCCGCTCCGAGTTTGTAAGAGCCGTCGAGCAGCGGGTCAGAGCCCTGAATACTGTTCGCGTCTTGCGCGTAGGTTCCTTGCCATGTCGCCCACGACGTTGTGACGGCACTCGTTGTCGTACTCCACGAGATAATGCTAGAGCCGTAGTTAAACGCAAGATTGTGGTTTGAATGGATCGTGACAGAGCCAACCATGTTGCCGTTGATGAACATTGCCCCGCTGCAAATGTTGTTCTCCAAATAGACGGTCATTGACGTTGCCGACACGCCTCCGATCTGAATGCAGCCCGCGCTCGCCGTGTTGTTGTTTACGATCGTATTATTATAGGCGCGCGTAACCGACCCGGTTCCACAACCGATATTGAGCAGACCATTGGACGAACTGCCTAAAAATATGTTGTTATAAACAAGGAAGGTTCCTTGCATGCCATAGCTGGAAAGGTAAACGCCGGCGGTCGCTCGGCTTCCGAAGTTAGGACCAAACGTGTTATTCCGTATTGTTGCGCTTTGAAAATTATCCGTACCGCTATTGCCAAAGCAGAAGATTCCATTGTGGTGGAACGCCTCAAAGCCGATCGGAGCGTCCCAGTTCGCGAAGTCGTGGATGTTGTTCCCATCGGCCAACCAGTTTGACATGGTTGTTGGCGTGCCAGCGCTTCCGCTCCCGATACCCCAGTTGATGTTGTAAATCTCGTTACGAAGAAAAGAGTAGTTGTTAGAACCGTTTGTATATGGCGCGTTTATCGCGATGTTAACGTCATGGATTGTGCAATCCTGTACCGTGAAATCCGTATAAGCCCCATCCCCTGTTGACCCGTAGATTCCAGATCCACCGTCAACTTGGTCAAACGAACTGTCGTTAACCCGAATGTATAGGTTTGAAATCAGTAGGTTTTTTACGGTGACGTGACTCGCGCTTATGAATTTTATTCCCGTGCTCGTCACTTGGTTTGCAAGTAGCGTGCCGTTCGCCGTGCATTCGATAAGGCCATTAGTTCCGCCGTCGATCGTAACATTGTTTTTCGCGTAGGCGGCGGACTCCCAATTAATCGCACCCCCGACCCATGTCGGCGCGGAAAGCTTGGCATTTGGCTCAAAGTAGATCAGCAGTCCGGCCACTCCGGTCCCGGTCGTGTACGGCCATGCGAGCGCGCTAGAAATGGTGCCAACCAGATGGATCGTGTCGCGAACGGTGTCTTTGGTCGCGGTCGCGCAAATCGTGCCGGCAGATCCGTTCCAATTCGTGGAGGTCGTGAAGAACGTGTACGCCTTGCAGTTCGACACATCCGCGCCGCTTCCGCTTCCAGTTGCGGTTTGCGCAATGTAGAAGTCGGCGGCGAATAGATGCGAACACGCCAGCAGAAAGACGAGGGCGAGTTTTTTCATTATTAGAAATCCGCGGCAGAGAACGCGTCGGGACCATCGACGTTGTTTTTTGTCTCAAATCCGGGTTGGCCGCCAGTGTAAGGCGAGGTTGAATCGGTCTGTGTGCCGATTAGCGTCCCATTGACGTACAGCGAAAGCGTTACGGTCGAGGTTCCGCTAGCAGAAAGCTTGATAACGTCACCAGCAACCAAGCCTGTAACCGTGAATGCCGATCCAAGGGCGTTTTGTGCGATGGTCCCGGTGTCAACGACCTTAGCAATCTGGATTGTGGTATTGGTGCTGCAACGCGCAGAATAACAGTTACCCGAGCTTGAGCTTTGGATTCG